AACGGCTTTTGTTTGCTCGTGTTGGGCAAGTAAAACTGATAACACCGTCACGATGTCGGCAAGCTCTTCCACCACTTCCTCTTCCGTTTCGGCAATGTAAAGTTCGTTTGCCTCTTCGATGAGTTTGGCAGTCAGTGCTTTTTCAAAGTCTTTATCGTTATCAATAACGTGGTAGTTTGCCTTTCTGCCACTGTTGTTGATGATTTCGGGAATGTTATCTCGAACTAGTTTGTTGTGTATTGTTTTCATTTTGGTTTTACCTCTTTTAATAGTATTAGTGTATCGCCAGCATAGATTGTTGACGACACCATGTTGTTTTCCTGTTTGATTAGATAGATGTACTCTTGCATGTCCATTTTGTCGGGACAGTACTCTTGGCATATATTCCAAAGTGTATCATCGTGATTGACAAAGTACAATATTTTTGCCCACTCGTAGGTTGGAGCCTTGCATTTGGCAAGCAGTCCAAGTGCAACGATAAGGGCAAGTATCATAGGGAAAATTGCTTCCAATCTCATTTCGGCACCTCCAATCCAAGCATGTAGTCTGCACTGACATTTAGTGCTTGGCAGATTGCTTTCAAGTTGTCCGCAGTTGGCAATATATCTCTGTTGATGTAGTACCAAATGGCCATCTTGGACATGTACGCCTTTTCCGCCAAGTCCTCGTAGCTCATGCTTTTTTCTTCTAACACTTCTTTTAGTCTTACTCCAAAGTCCGTCATGTTGTTCCCTCCACAATTTTGATTGCATCTTGTACCGATGTGCACCACCCTGCAATGGCACCACTTCGGTACATCGCTTCGATAAAGTCTAGTTGGTTTTTGCGTGGCTTTTCTCCTGGTAATTTGACTTCCAAGTAAAATGCCTTGCCGTCACTTCGATGACCGTAGATGTCCGCCTCTCCAGGATTGCCAATTTTAACTTTCGTGCCGTGCTTGGTATAAAACTCGCCTACAGTGTGATTGGCTGCATAGTGGCCACGCTCACACAATGCAACGATGATTTTGTTTTGAAGGACTGTTTCTTGGTTAATTTTACATCACCTCCAAAGGTACTTTTTGGGTAATTTGGTATAATCTTTTACTTATTCCTACTTCGGAGTATACATTGCGCCCAAAATGCAGGGTTCTTGACTCCACGTTTACGACCAAGCGCCACAAGCTCTGGAAAAGTTCTCGCTTGCCCTTGCTCTTGTCGAAGTCGTTTGCGTTCAAGCTCTGCCTGTTCTGCTTGCTCGGCAGTTATGCGTTGTAGTTCAATTTCTTCCTTCTTTTTGAGTTCCCTTGGATGTGTTTTGTACTCATGCCCACAGTAAGGGCACACAGGAGCCGTCTTGAACACTTTGAAACACTTTTGGCAAGTTCGTATAGTGAAATTGCCCTCCGAGTCGAATTGCTTGCGTTTTCTAACTGATTGTGTTAGCGACCACTCTACGTCAGCATCTGGTAAAGGGTTGCGCAAGTAGTTGCCAACACAATCGATGATAGTTGCAACCTTGTCTGGCTTATATCTCATACTACGCATTGCCTGTTGCCAATAGAGTGCATGGCTGTCAGTTGGTCGGAGTAAAAGACAGCAAGAAACATCATCAATGGAGATACCTTCGGAAATGATACCCACGTTGCAAAGGACAGTAATCTTGCCCTCACGGAACTTCTCCATGATGTCTTCACGCTCTCGGTCTGGTGTGTTTCCGTTAATCTCAACTGCGGTGTGCCCTTTGGAGTTGAACAGCTCGGCAGTCTCCTTGGCGTGCTTTACTGATACGCAGTAGGCGATAGTTTTTTGCCCCTCGGCAAGAGTTGTCCACGATTTGTAGACATCTGAATAAATTGCACGATCGCTCATCAGTTGCTCCATATCGGACACAGCAAAGTCGCCACAATGCTTGCGTAAGTTTTCCGTCTCCACCGCAGTTGGTGCGTAGTACTCGTAGGGTGCAAGGCATTTGTTTTCTATCAAGTACTTAACAGAAACCTCTTGCACCAACGTGTCGTAGATGTCGCCAAGTGGCTTGCCGTCCAGTCGCACTGGCGTTGCCGTAAACCCACACACAAAGGTGTCGTAATAGTCCAAAACTTTCACCCAGGAGTTGCTCCTTGACAGATGCGCCTCGTCTGTGATAATGAGCTTTGGCTTTGGATACTGCCCAAGGCGATTGGCTTCGGTAAGTATCATGGAAAACCTTGCGTTGATGTTATGTTCTTCAAACAGTTGTTGCGTTTGCTTCAACAGTTCTTGCCGATGAGTTAGCACCAACACTTCGCCCTTTGTATTCTCTGCCATTTTGGCAAACAAAAAGGTCTTGCCAGCACCACAGGGTGCTACTACTAACACCCTGCGCGAGCCGTTACGAAATGCGTTTCGAGTTTTATTGTAAAGAGCTTGTTGATAGTCTCGTAGTTGAATCATCTATTCGCCTCTTTGCTATTTCAAAATACTCTTGGTTAATTTCGCACCCTATGAACTTCCGTCCATTTTGTATAGCTGCAACACCTGTAGTTCCACTGCCCATAAATGGATCAAAAACTACGTCGCCTTCTTTTGAACTATTAACAATTAGATTTTGAATGATGTTCAATGGCTTGATGGTTGGATGCTTGTACAGTTTCTTGTCATGCAAGTTTTTGGTTGTTACATAATAGGTGCGTTTTGTGGCATATTCACCATACACCCTAACACCCTTTTCTCTAAAAAACAAACAGTACTCTGTGTCAGTCAGATATTTGTTTCCACAAGTTGGGGTGGGGTTGCTTTTGTGCCAGGTTAATATGTTCCAGTTGCATTTTTTCTTTTCTACAAAATGCTTGTAGTATATAGGTAGTTGTTTTTGGCTGCACCAAATGTAAATATTGATTTTCTTCATTATTCGACATAACTCGTCTAACACATCATTCGATATGCCATTCTTCATAAAATCAATGTTTTTCATGACATATCTTTCGCCACCGTAGTTTTCGGCTTTTCTTCCAAACATTCCAGCCCCATCGGTTTCTAAAAGATATGGTGGATCTGTCACTATTAAGTCGATGCTTTCATCGGGAATGTCTCTCATTAGTTGCAAACAATCTCCCTCCAGCAATCGCAAATTGCCTTCGTCTGTCCAATCCTTGCTCATAGCCTTGCGACCATCTCCCTTCTGCATCCATTTAGATAGATGACTGGTGGGCATTTGCTAGCAGGTTTGTAGCACTCAATTTGCCCATAGCCACCGTAGTCAAGTTGTGCCGAACTGTTTACAAACAGTTTGTCCGAAAAAGCTACGGTGCTGTTTTGCCAACTCAAGCGATAAAATCCTTGCTTGAATATGAGAGGCAAGTGGGTGTGGCCGTGGATGTAGATATCTGCATCCACAATGCCAGCAAGGTCTTCCAAGCGATTGACCTTGCCACCAACACGCTTGCCACCACCGTTGCCGTGTGTGATGTAGATGGCATAAGATTGCTTTCGGCAGTGGTTTCGTGTTTCTTGTCTGCCAAAACGCAAGAACAACACACCACCCTCACGACAGTACTTGTCTTGCAAGTCCAACTGTTTGGCAATGATTTTCATGATGTCAATGCCGTCGCTTTTGTATGCTCTGTTTTCGTGGTTGCCGTTAGTAATAAACAAAATCTTGTCCTTGATAGGTGTGAGCAAGTCAATGCACGTTTGGATTTGCTCCATGATGGACATCTTTTCGGAATAGATGTCGGAAACTGACGTGCGTGTTGCTGTGTTGCAAAGGTCACCGTTCAAGATGCAGTAGGCATTGGGCGTTTCCTTTACACGATCCACTTCCTCCTTGATGGACTGCATATCGCAGAGCTCGTCTCCGATATGCCAGTCGCTAAAGGTATGCAGTTCAACGCACTTGAGTTTTTCAGATAGTTCAGCTTTAACGCTTTTCATGTTCACCTCACTTAAAATGGCATGTCTTCTTCAGAAACTACAATCTCTTGAAGATACGTTGGCACACCTTGAGTATCGTTTGCCCAAGCTGGCAGTTTTTCTTGTTTTTGTTTAGAAACGCAGTAAGCAACCTTGGCAGACACGCTGTCCTTCCACTCTTCGTGTTTTACTCTGACAGCACCCATCTTGCCCACCCAAGTTTTGAAGGCAGCAAGGTTGTGGTTTGTGATGCCGAAAGAGTCAAAGAAGTCACCAAGTCGTTGGTTTGTTGTCCTTGGGTTGTTCACGTCAATTACAAGGTAGTACCACAGGCGACTTTTACTGCCGTTTACTTCAAGAGTCACTTCAAACCCCTCGTTGCCCGAACGGAAAGTTTTTTCTTGAACGCCTGTGATTCGTACACGGTAGTCGCCCTCTGGAATGATAGAATAGTCCTTTGCCTCGTATTGAGTTGCATCGTATGTAAAGTTAATAGCCATGTTTATTAGTCTCCTTTATTTGTTATTGTTAAATAGATGTTGTGGTAGGCAAGATTTGCGATTGTGCAGTTGGTCTTTGCACATACGTGTTTCGTTGCCTTCGGTAATGTAGAACCAACGTGTGTTGTGTTCCTTGTCTTTGCCAGTTGTCACAACGGCAAGGATGTTGCACAAGCCACACACTTGTTGCTTAATTTTGTTGGGTAGCATAGGCGAACGTCGATTGATGATGTTGCCCTCGGCATCCGTCAGCGTTTCGATGTCTTCCCAGCAAGTGAAGATGCAGTCGGTGCCACAGTAAGCCGCCTTTCGAACAAAGTACTTGACTTTGGTGTAGACATTCATGTAAGCTTGACGAATATCGTTGAACTTGCCACTTTCTCGGCACTCGACAATATAGCCGTCAATCAGATCAGTAAGACAGTCGGTGATGACTGTATCGTACTGTTTACTTTGAGTTGCCTTCTCGAACTCGGTGATGTACTCTTTGAAGCTAGCAATCTCCTTGATTGTGAGGTCAGGTCTTTCAAAGTGGTTCAAAACCACCGATGAGTTGTCGCTACAAAGTAGCAGTGTTTTGCCTGGCACAAGTGTGGCGTTTACTGTTTTGCCACTACCTGGTGGGCCATAGATAATTGCTGTTGCCATAGGTTAAAGCTCCTTTATGTATATTGTTTTACTAGTCGGCCTAGTTTTTCGTAAAAGAGGTCTTGATCAAACTCGATAAGTGCAAGTATTTTCTCGCAGTATTCCGAGTAGAAAAACTTCTCTAGTTTTTGTATTGTTCGCTCACGTTTCTTTTTGAGTGCAAGCTTGTAGTCGGCAATTGCACGTCTCAACACACCAACAAATACATATGGCATGTTGTCCTCAAAAAAATCAATCTTAGGTATGTCGCTTGGCATATCTACCTCCTAAATAAATCTTGTATTACCTCTTTGTAGTTTAGTCCACGATGGTCGCAGTACTCTCGTAGTTCCTCTTGCATGTGCCTTATGATTTGTGCGTACTCGTTTTTGAGGCGAGCACTTTTGGTATTGTTGAACGCATCTCTGAGCTTCTTCATCTCAGCTATGTGCCGTTCTATCGCTTGCATAGTAAGTTCCTCAAAACTTCTTCTAGCACAGGAACAACGATTGAGTTGCCTGCTTGCTTGTACAGTTGACTGTTAGATATGCCTACCGATTGTGCTTTTTCTATGTCTGCATCGGTAAAACCCATCAATCGCCAACATTCTTTTGGTGTTAGTTTTCGTATTCGATAATTTATCATTGTTCCCATAGTATCTGGCCTCGTTGTTAATGTAGGACTAATACCATTTGTGCTTTCGATAAAATCTTCCAACTTTTGTCTTGAATTAGGATTTTTACCGCAAAGCCCATTGGTATATGAGTGATTTATTATGTCGAAATCTTTCAATAAACCACTTTGGACAAGTTCGTTGCAAAGTTGTTGTTTTAGGTTTAGTGGCTCAATGATTCCTTGACCATTGCGTTTCAAATCTCCGCCACAGTTTCGTGTCAATGTGCCAACCACCGTACTGTCTGCTCTTACACGTTGGTTGAACCCATCCCAAACAAGAACTTTTGGAATGTTTCCACTCCCACCACCAGCCTTTACAGCACGTGTTATACCAGCTTCGTCATAAACCTGCTGTTCAAAATGCCAACCATTTTGTGATTTGTTTTTTAGTGGATTGATAACCTTGGGTTCATCACACTCAACTATTCTACTTAACAGCTTCGCTTCGTTAGTAATGGCTCATCACTACTTTCTATGATTTTATTGTTCCTCAACTACCAACTTTGGATCTTTGTAATCTCGTGCACGCAGTGTCGGAATCACACCATTTTTCTCGGTTCTAGCCCCTAATGTTCCACTTTGATAATTGGTATTTTGTATACCTTTTAGTGCCACATCGCTTAGATAAAACCTCTCATCCACCTTTTCTTCCAATATGTCTTTCAAACGCAATTTCAACTCTTGTTTTTCTGGAAACTCGTAGCCTTGGTCGATATCACTTCTAATAGAGATAATAAACACTCGCTCTCGGTTTTGGGGAATACCAAAGTCTTTTGCGTTTAGTACCTTCCAATAGTTGACGTAGCCAGCATTTTCAAGTGATTGCAAAACGATTTGGAACTGCTCTTTGAACCTTTTTCCTGTGAGGTTTTTCACATTCTCGGCTATAGCAAACTTTGGCTTGGTTGCTTCAATGATTCGCAGTGCATCGAAGAATAAACCAGAACGAGTACGGTTGCCTTGCTCATCAACAAATCCTTTTTGTTTACCTGCTGTACTGATGTCTTGGCAAGGAAATCCGTATGTAATTAGGTCAATGTCCTTTGGCAGTTTGCTTTCGTCAATCTTTGTGATGTCTCCAAGGTTTTTGCTTGCATCCACACCGTGTATTGCGCAATAGCTTGCTGATGCGTACTTGTCGATTTCCGAAAATCCAACTAGATCGTACTTGATACCCAAGCTTTCCAGTGCTTTTTCAAAGGCTCCAATGCCACTAAATAGGCTCAACACTTTTAGCATCACAGTTCACCTCGCATGGCTTGGATTTCTCGTGTGGACTTTGCCAAGTACTCCACTGGGATTGGTTCAGTTAGCACTTTTGTTGTTGTGCAGTAGTCGCAGCCGTATTCTTCGCAACGCTCTGGTTCAAGTAGGCCAAGTTTCATTTGATTGAATCTTCCAACATTTGCTTTTACAATGTTTAGTTGCTCGTCCATATCAAATTGGTCTAGCTTGACTACTGCCACGTGGCAAGGCTTTTCCTTGGTGGCAATCACAAGGTAGAAAGGCAATCGCTTACCAGTGTTTTGAAAGACAATCTCTTGGTACACCGCACCTTGCAAGGTGTAGTTCCAGTAATCCACAACGTTTGTGAATAAGTTGGGCGAACGAAGGGAAGATAGGTACTTCAAGTCGCTGATAAACTCACCCTCTTTGTAGCAATCCATCTTGATCTTGAAAGGTACACCACCAATCTCGCCTGTCATCATCTTTTGAAACTCGCCAGTTAAGTACTTCAACATCAACGGTTGGTTTCGAATGCGATTGATTGCCTCATCTGCTTGGGCAACATCGGCATATGGTTCGCCATTCTTCTTATATAACTCGTTGTAGTTTTCCGTGATAAACTTGCGCATGGATTCTGGCGTGCCAGTTAGGTGTTCATCAACGTATGAGCCAAGCACCAATGCTCTGCCACGCTCTGGAATGTAGTCGCCCTTGAGTTCAGCTAGTGCTCTTGCAGAACAGTTCATAAACTGTTTGAACTGCGACACGCTAAACCAAGTGATGTTGCTTTCTTGTGAATAGTAGTTATCTTCTGTTAATAACATTCTATTTCTGCCTCCCGCCTTGCATAGTTAATGCACTCTTCACAAATGGGTTTACCGTCAATTTCGTAGTAGGTTTCGCCATTGTAGATTTCTTGTCCACACATTGTGCAGTTATGCACAATCACTGGCATTGCATTGGGACACTGACTCAGGCATGGTGTCTGTAGGCATATTTGGCACATTTGGCTCGGCCTCCTTAAATACAACTTTAATTTTTGCTTCGTAGCGATCAGACAAAATTTCAGATACAATTTTGGATATACGCTCTTCTAGTGTCATAGTTACCTCCTATAAAAATTGAGTTTTCTCAATTTATTAGTTAAAAAAATAAGATGATAGGTCATCTAATGAGATGTCTAGCTTCTCACAAGCTAGAAGAATTTCTTTACGTTTCCACTGCGTTTTCTCGTTGAGCTTCAACGACAGCGTTGCATTATTGAGATTAATAGCTTTTGCAAAACATTCTTGCGTTCCAAACTTTTCACGTATTCTTCCACGCAATTTTGCATATGGTTGTTGTGTTTTCATTGTTGTATTGATCGCCTCCCAAAATTGTGAAAACTCAATTTCAACCCTATAATATCACGAATAAAAAGGCTGTCAATAGGGTTTTTTCAAGTTTTTTTTAATTTTTTTTGAAAAAATATTGACATTTCACAATTTAGATGGTAATATTTTCTCATCGGAGGTGATCAAAAAATGAACCAAAAACGTGTTGCAAATGTAGCAACAAGACTCGAAGAAGCTATGACGTTATCAGATAAGAAACAAATTGATTTGGTGAGATTGACAGGTTTGGACGGTGCAGCTATAAACCGCTATCTTAAAGGAGTATACGAGCCTAAACCTCGTGCACTTAGAAAACTTGCCATTGCACTGAACGTTTCAGACATGTGGTTGTGGGGATATGATGTTCCTCGTGAACGCACTGCTATTCACAACAAAAATGATAAGATGATAAAAATTATGTCAAAGATGAGGAAAGATGAAGATTTCTTTGCTCTGGTTGAAACACTATCGGAGTTGAGCCCAGAGCAATATGAAAGTATCAAGCAACTACTCGTCGCTTTCACCAACAAGTAGTTGATATATCAAATCTAACAGATCTTCGTCTGTTTCATTTTGTAGCAATTCAATGATGCGATTTTTAATGGGACTTTCCATATACTAGCCCTCCTTCTATGATGAGTGTTCCAACCTACAACTGAAATTATAGAAATGGTTGTTGTGGTTAGTTTGAAAGAATTGTTACAACTTTTTGACAACTCAATTTTACCACAGCTATTGCCAAAACTGTTATACACAGATATGCATATTTCATATGCAAATACGAAAAAAACCGCTTCGTTTACGCAAATTTTTATTCATATACGCAAACTGGAGGATTTTATGCCATTTGACAAATGTTTACACTGCGATGCCATCAAAGAAAGAAAGTGTGGTGGCC